ATACATTTGGTACAGGAACTGTTTCAGATGAAGTTTTAACCCTAGCAGCTCAAGAGGTTTTCAACCTAAGGCCTGCAGCAATTATTGAAAAGCTTAGACTTAGAAACATTCACTACTCTGATACAGCGGTTTATGGACATTTTAATAGTTGTCTTTTCCCTTGGGAGGATGTTGATAGATACAATGAATTAAAAGCAGCGGTGGAAAAATATGTAGATAGGGAATATGTATAAGTAGTTATCTGCTAGAAAAAAATGCTCCAGACTTTTTATCTAGAAAGCACAGAATCAACTTTATCTAAATAACCATAATTTATCATAATTTATCTAAATTTATCATTGACAAAAAAATAAAAATAACATATGATTAAATTAGATAAATTAAAGGGGGTATTACGATGAATTATGAAAAAGTAATTCTTGAAATGCTTACACGGATAAAGGACCTGGAAGAAAAAGTAGATATGTTACAAGAATACCAGCAAGAGTTGCAAAACAAAGATGAGGGTGAAGATGATGTAACTAGCGGAGAAGAAAAAAAGGAAAGTGGAAGGAAACGAACCCGCAGAGAGATTATGGCAATTCTAGAAGAAAAGTATGGGTATAGTGTTCGAAAAGGAAATCGCTCTGAAGGAAGTGGTATTGTAGCAAGTAAGAATGGGAAATCATACAATATCAAGGTTTCATATAGTCGTTCATACACTGATAGCGATGAGGTAATTTGCTCTGGATGGCATACTGTATTTGATAAAGAAATAGATAATCCAGATTTCCCATATTTCATCTTTGTAGTTGAAGGCAAAGAGGGTGAATTCCATTACTTTATTTTTAAACGTGAAGACCTTATTAATGAGTTTGACGATAAGGCTTATGATGCCAACAAAAAACTCCACTTCTATTTCCGAGTAACAAAGGATGGTAAACCACTTGAGGTCAGAGAGACGGAAAAAGATATGTCTGCCTATTATAACAACTGGGATATATTCAAATAGTAAAAGCAAAACTTAAAGATTCATCAATCAATAACACGCTTCTATTAAATGAGGCGTGTTTTTATTTTGGGAGGTTAGCATGAATATAGATAAGATTTCTATCAAGAAGTTGATCCCTGCCGACTATAATCCTAGAAAGGATTTAAGGCCAGGTGATCCAGAGTATGAAAAACTAAAAAGGTCATTTGAGGAGTTTGGGTATGTTGAACCAATTATTTGGAATAAAACTACAGGTAGAGTGGTTGGTGGCCATCAGAGACTGAAAGTTCTACTGAGCATGGGTATGGATGTAGTGGATTGTGTAGTTGTAGAGATGGATGAGGAAAAGGAGAAGGCTCTTAATATTGCATTGAATAAAATAAGCGGAGAATGGGATAAGGAAAAACTGGCACTTCTTATTACAGATTTAAACGCTGCAGACTTTGATGTATCTCTGACTGGATTTGATCCAGGAGAACTGGATGATCTTTTCAAGGATTCTTTAAAAGACAAAATAAAAGAAGACGATTTTGATATAGATAGCGAGCTGAATAAGCCCGCTATTTCGCGTTTAGGGGATGTTTGGATACTTGGTAGGCACAGACTGGTATGTGGAGATAGTACAAATAAGGAGACATTCAATACATTAATGGATGGAAAAGTTGCTAATCTGGTGGTAACTGATCCCCCATACAATGTTAACTATGAAGGTACTGCAGGGAAAATCAAGAACGATAATATGGCAAATGATGCTTTTTATAAGTTTCTGTTAGATGCCTTTATAAATATTGAAACAGCACTGGCAACAGATGGAAGCATTTATGTATTCCATGCCGATACAGAGGGACTTAATTTTAGAAAGGCATTTGTCGATGCAGGTTTTTATCTTTCTGGTACTTGTATTTGGAAGAAGCAATCCTTGGTTCTTGGAAGATCTCCTTATCAGTGGCAGCATGAACCAGTACTCTTTGGTTGGAAAAAGAAGGGTAAGCATCTCTGGTATTCAGACCGCAAGCAATCAACTATCTGGGAATTTGATAAACCTAAAAAGAATGCAGACCACCCAACGATGAAGCCTGTTTCCTTAATTGCTTATCCAATTATGAACTCAAGCCTAACAAATAGTATAGTGTTAGACCCTTTTGGAGGTTCTGGCTCAACCCTAATTGCTTGTGAGCAGACTGATAGAATTTGCTATACAATCGAGCTGGATGAAAAATACTGTGATGTTATTGTGAAGCGTTACATTGAGCAGGTAGGAACAGATAAAGATGTCTATGTGATTCGTCAAAAAGAGAAGATTCCATTCAGTGGGGTAGCTACATCTTCTGACGAAATATGTTGATAGAAGAAGTTATACATTCATTCAAAGAAATGACTTGCTATTGTGTAACTTTAGAGTGATATATGTTACTACCAAATAAGAAAGGTGGTATGTAGCATGAAAATTGAATTTAATCGCACTGGCAGTGAAAGGAAGGCCCTAGTTACCGCGATTGGGGAAATACTTGGTGAAAAGCCTAAATACAAAGGCGCACCAACATTTGTTTATCAAATAGGCAGATTTGAAGTGAATAAGGAAGGTGCTCTTATTTTTGATGAGGGTGTTGTTGGCGAAAAAGCGACCATACTCCTAGATGAGCTTGAAAGGCAAGGATTTTCATATGTGAAACAGGATTGTTTGCTAGCAGAGCATTTAGAAGATAAAGACTTGCTAGTTATTGAAATTCCTAAGAGAGATTTCAATGATAAAGCCTATAGCAACTTGGAAAAGATTCTGGAAAGCAAAGGAGCTCTCATTAAGAAGGCCCTTGGAGTAGAGGAACTACCTGTTGAACAAACAGAGGAGTCGCTCCGGTTTCCTTGGTTTTACCTTGACGGAGATGCTGAGAAGGTTAAAGCATATACACATTTTATTACAGCCCTTTGTGATATGGCAAAGAAGCAAAAGAGAATCACTGCCACAGCTAAAGAAGCAGACAACGAAAAATATGCCTTTCGATGCTTCTTATTAAGACTTGGTTTTATTGGAGAAGAATACAAGACATCAAGAAGAATACTTCTTTCCAAACTAAGCGGCAGTTCTGCATTCAAGAGTGGAGTTCCTAAGCGTGAGGAGGTGAATGTAAATTGAAAACCGTTCACCCAAAAATAATAAAGCAACTAAGGAGTGTCTATACACCTGGAACAAGAGTGGTTTTAGTAAAGATGAATGACCCCTATACCAAACTAGAACCTGGGGCAAGAGGTACTGTCATTGGTGTAGATGATATTGGAACCATTCATGTCAATTGGGACTCTGGTAGCAGCTTAGGAGTTGCATATGGCGAGGATTCCTGCAGAAAAATCGAGGAGGAAAAGAATGAATGACATTATAAAAAGCCAGATTTTTGCCATTAGAGATACAGGCGAAACTAATATGTTTGATCTTCCCTTATTGACCAGCATTGCTTTAAGAGAAGGATATATAGAGCTTATAGATTATCTTGAAAAGAATAAGGAAGCGTATGTCCATTTTATTCTGACAGGGAAAGTAGAAACAGAATAATAAATAGACTATTAAATCTTAGGGAACTCTTCGGGGTTCCTTTTTTCATACCCATTTGGAGGTGGTGGCTATACGTAAACTCGATAAATATAAGCCGACCATCTTTAAGGCGGATGGTTCGGTGTATGATAAGGACGCTGCAGACAATGCAGTATCTTTTATTAATTGCTTAAAGCACACAAAGGGAGAATGGTATGGGCAGCCATTTGAACTGATAGACTGGCAGGAACAGATCATCCGTGATGTATTTGGAATTTTAAAGCCGAATGGCTACCGTCAATTTAATACTGCCTATATAGAAATTGCTAAAAAGCAAGGAAAATCTGAACTTGCAGCAGCGGTTGCCTTGCTCCTTACTTGTGGTGATTTTGAGCATGGTGGTGAAGTATATGGATGTGCATCTGACAGACAGCAAGCTTCCATTGTTTTTGATGTAGCAGTTGATATGGTAGAACAATGCCCAGCACTTAAAGCAAGAATCAAACCTGTATTATCACAAAAACGACTTGTTTATAAACCTTTGGGTAGTTTCTATCAGGTTTTATCTGCAGAAGCCTATACCAAACATGGACTAAATGTGCATGGTGTGGTATTTGACGAACTACATGCTCAGCCCAATAGACAGCTTTTCGATGTTATGACCCATGGTTCAGGTGATGCAAGAAAGCAGCCGTTATATTTCCTAATTACCACTGCCGGCAATGACACACATTCAATTTGTTACGAGGTGCATCAAAAAGCTAAAGACATCTTGGAAGGGCGAAAGGTTGACCCTACATTTTATCCAGTAGTTTACGGTGCTGACGAAGATGATGACTGGACTGATCCAAAAGTGTGGGCGAAAGCCAACCCCTCAATGGGCATTACCGTTGATATAGAAAAGATTCAAATTGCTTGTGAAAGTGCAAAGCAAAATCCAGCAGAAGAGAACCTGTTTAGGCAGTTGCGTTTGAATCAATGGGTAAAGCAGTCGATACGCTGGATGCCAATGGAAAAGTGGG